TCCAACGTGAAAGTGGCCTGGGGTTTTGCCCAGAATGTCAGAAAGCTGCACAAGAGAATGGGTCCTCGAGGCTTGGCAATCTACCTGAAAGCCTGTAGTGTTTGCTTACAGCAAGCCGCAGGCGGGATGGTAACTCCGAGTACTTGGGCCCTTGGTGCTGCTGTATCGAGGACGCGTCTGGGGATCCCACGGATCATCAATCCTCAACACCGTGTCCTTATCCGACTGGGGGACGTGAACGTGATCAGACTTTGGTTAACCCTTTTCGGGCTCTACCGGGTGGTAGAGTTCAAAGGGGCACTGAAGCTGAAAACAATCATGGAACCTGGAAAGGATATTGACGGGTTTATGGAGGAGTGGTGTAAGTGGGTCCCAACTTTCTACGACAAAATCCGCTCGATAAGTGGTGAGTCATGGAAGTTGTCTCCTGACAAGGACCTAACGCCCATGCAGATCCCGTTCATGCAAAAGTGCTCCCCGAACTCGGGGGGCTTTACCTCAGTAATGGGGATTTTGTGGGATGTGGCCCTCGCAGGGTCGCATCCAGAGGTGTTTCCAGCCATAAAGAAATGGTTGGGCCTCGTGGATGGTATCGAGCTCACCTGGGCCTTCAACAAGGTACTCAAGGTCTTCGATAGGGCCGTCTACCGTAACTGGGAAACGGCCTTTGAGGAGATGAGAGCTGACCTTAGCTCAGGGAGGTACGTGAAGGGGTCTCCCCTGTTTACTTTGGTAAATTGGCAGTCCGGGATGTGTACAACATATTGTCCACTTCATCCGTTGCTTCCATATGCTGGCGATCCTGTATACCAATACAGACGCTGGTACTTGGACCATATGTGGGGGAAATCTCTCGCGTTTGGCGCGTTGGCTTTCTTGAGGGAACCTGGGAAGATTCGAGTAGTAGCCATGGTGAATCTGATCACCCAGACACTCATGGCCCCCTTGCATGAGTGGATTTTTGCACGGTTGCGCCAGATACCCACCGATGGAACCTTTAACCA